CAGTGCCGCACCACCCACAGAAGCCCATGCAGTGCCGTTGTAGCCCTCAAACTCAGTTGTGGTAGTGTTGAAGCGCAACATACCGCTTGTTGCAGTAGGGCGCTCGCCAGTCGTTCCCTTGCTGATGATTAGCGCACCAGTTGAGGAGAATGTGGAATCGGCGCTTGCAGTTAAAGCGCCTGTTATTGCAAGCGTTGTGCCATTCCAGACAAGGTTGGCGGAGCCGCCCAAAACACCTGAGTTGTTAAATTGAACCTGAGTGTTTGAACCAGCGGCATTTGCAATTGTTGAGCTGGTCTTGATAAAGTCAACGCCGTTCCAAGCGCAGACAGCAGACTCTCCCGCAATGATTGTGACCCCAGTTGTTGGGCCTACCCCCACCAGCTTAATTGATTGAGTGCTGGAGGTCTTGTTGATGACCGCATAGGTCTTTGACTGCGCTGGCGCAGTAATAGTTCTGGTAACGGTTCCGCCTGCCGTCCACAAAAGAATTGCTTGTCGTGCAGTGTTTGCCGCCCCAGTGGTCGTTGTCAGGGTTACGTCTGCATCAGAACTTATGGTGGTGGTTCCCGCTACAGCCGTGTCTAAAAGGCCTGTGATCGAATTATTGACCGTGTCGCCCCAAGTTCCAGAAAGTTCCCCTGTAACCGGAAGTGCCAGTCCCAAAAGTGATGTGTATGCAGTTGTCATGGTTTACCTCAAGTTACAACTTCTTCCCAATCAGCCGTTTCGACATTCACAATGTCGGTCCAGCCGGGAGTCTGCGGGTTATCGATATTTTGCCAGTTTGCGGTCTGCGTGTCATCAATATTTGACCAATACACCGCAATTAAGGTTCCTGTCGAGCCCAAGGCCTGATTTCCAGTTAAAGCAAATGTTGTTGGCCCTTTTGCAACCGACCCTGCCGCAGCAGCAGCCGAGTTACCGGTTAGCTCAATAACCCTGTCCGCAGTGACTGACCCCACCGCGCCATCAGCTTGGTTGCTGCTCAACGGGACAATCACGCCCCCGGGGTAGCCATAAGCAAGGTCCCCTGTCAGCCCAAGCGACATGCTTGGGATAACGGTGTCAACTGCGCCGGTGGCGGAGCTACCTGTCAGCGCCTTGCTCTTGTCCCCAATAACTGTCCCAACCGCCCCAAATGCCAAATTACCAGTCAGTGCAATTAATGTTTCACCACGGGAAACAGTTCCCACCGCACCACTTGCTGAATTGCCCATTAACGGCAACTGTTTGCCGTATATGACAGTTCCCACCGCACCTGAAGCAGAAACCCCAGATAGGGCAACTGTGCGGGTAATCCCTACATTGCCTACGTTTCCATAAGCAATATTTCCATCTTCGGTTGGGTTGTTTGTCTCAACAACATCCCCAACGCTCCCAGAAGCCAGTACACCAGTAAGGGCAACAATTCGATCAGGCGAAAGCGTACCGACGGAGCCGGTTGCCGCGTTGCCTGTTGGATATACCGTCCCTCCACCCCAAGGGCCGCTACTCCACGTATCGTCGCCCCATCCGAGAGACATGAGCTACCCCTAGGTGGTGGCCAAGCGCAACAGGGCGGTGGACGTGGTATTCGAGGGCATGGTCAAGGTGAAAGTGCCCGCAGTGATGGTCTGAGAACCAAATGTGTGGACGCTGACTGCTTTATCGCTCTGTGTGGAGTTGTATATCAACACAGTATCAAACGCTGTAGTCAGCGTCACCGTTGTGTATGTAATGCTCGCCGATGGGGTCCAATACGCCACGCCCGCAGTGGCAGAGCTATTACTCGCCAAGGGTGCTGTTGCGTTGGTAACTGTTACGCCACCAGCGGTGTAACCCGTACCAGTTACTTCATTGGTTGCCGAATACGCTGTGGTAGATGCATTTACGGTGGCGGAAGTCAAGTACAGGGCCGCCTTGAAGGTGTCGGCTGTAGTAGCCGCACGAATCGGCGCAGTACCAAAATTGTGAGTTGCGGTCAGCACTTCACCCAAAAACGAAGTGCACATTGCTTGAGTATTTGCCAATTTAGTTCTCCTTTAACCGATTGAGGCTGCTTCACCACCAATTGGCGGCATTTTTTTCAATGTCACATGTGCAGAGCGGTGGACAAGTTCTCCGTCCAGCCAATATTCCACCCAAGTGGTCAATTCATTGTCATTGTCCACGGTACCTTCCAGCTTTTCAAGCAAGGAATCGTCCATTTCACCTTTTGTTGTCGTTACCAGCATTCTTTTCTCCTTAAATGATCCGAATTACAGCAGTTTCAGGATTATCCGCTGGTAACTGAATGGTGAAGCCTTGATTGGCCATTGTTTGATCAGTACCAAAATTGAACACACCAATCGACTTATTGCCCTTGGTGTAGTTGTAAATCAATGCGCCACGGGTGGTGAAATTTGCACCCGCCCAAGAGGGGTCGTCAAAGGTGGCGTAACCGGTCCCGTTGCCTTGCTGGACAATGACGTTCAATATCACCTCGCCCCCTGCTGTATAGCCGGTGCCCGAGACCTCATTGGTCGTTGAGTACACAGCCGTATCGGGGCCTAAATCAGCACTGGATGTGTACAGGGCAACCTTTAAGACATCGGTGTCTAAATCGTGTATGCCCAGCAAAACCTCTTTTTTGAAACTGGTTGTGAGTCCTGCTGTAATCATTACTGGACCCTAACCTTGACTTGGCCATCACGATAAGTGTCGCCCCGTTGTTTGCCATCGCCCAAGTTCTTCAGAAGCGCCATCGCTTCTTTGTACTTGGCATCGTACAACGCCATCATGTCCTGCTCGCCCTTCATAAATGTATATGCCTCGACCAACGAGCCATAAAGCAATGCAGAATCAAAGTTTTCCCCTAGCCATGTGGTTCCCGCAGTCACGATGGATTCGGGATAGTAGTAATAGTGCAACTCGACTTTGTAGGTTTGATCAGGCGTAGGACCAAGAATGAACGACAACTCATTTACGTCATTTGATTGAGGTCCAAAAATGGCGTAGTACTTGGGTTCATCGGTGCTGGCAGGGTTTGGGTATACCTCACGAATAAAGTTGACATCCCTGTTTAACAAGTACAAATAGTCCCCTTGGAACACCATTGCCCCCGATACAGTGCCGCTATTGGCCACAGACAAGGTGATTGTTGTGCCGTTAATAACCGTCACCTGCGCACCTGCGCCGATACCTGAACCCGTTACTATTTGGCCAACCGCTATGTCCGTTGCACTGCTCACCGTAATAGTGAATGCCGCAGAAGTGCCTGTAGCCGTGGGTGTGGCGTAGGTATATACCGCCAAAGAATAAGTGGACAAGTAATCATTAGGTGCCGACAAATACTTGTTGCCTGAAGTGATCGTACCGGTTTGATTTTTACGCAGATTAGCCAACTGCACCATGCTATAGATGCGTTGCTCAGCCTGCTCAACAAAAATAGCAAGCTCCGTCGCCGTGAACGTGTTCTCGGTGTAGTCCTCAATAGCAGCAGTGAGTTCAGCGTAGTTCATGTGATCAACGTGGTTACAGGAGACAGCACACCGGCTGCCACCAATTGTTTGGAATACGGCATCGGCTGCATCCCAATGCTCGCAAACGAAGAGTCCGAAGTCAAGCCTACATAGACTGTAACGTACAAACGAGACTCTGGTCGAGGTTGATACAAGGCCTGTGGCTCCGTGATATTGCGTTTGGGCTCTAACTGTGGATGCTTTGGCTCATAGCATTCCGTGCAAACTTTAAACCCCTTCCAATCCTTGATCAGAGCAAGCAGCTTGTACCGCTGACCGCATTGGTCACACAGTGCAATCGCAAACTTGCCTGAAGCGTAGCCCATGACTACCTATCCGAATAGGTTGGTGTCAGGAACACGCTGGCTGTGTCTCGATCTTCCGCCGCTGCTCGGGCAAATTCTTCTTCGTATAGTTGTTTCAGAATGACCATGCGATCCGGGGCCTTCTTAACAGCCAGATGGAATGCTAACGCCGCCACCAAACAAGGTAAAAACCGGAAAACAATGTCCGCTGTATTGGTATACGTACCAGCATTCTCAATACGTCTGATGGCGTAATACACAAACGTCCACGTCTGTGTATCGTCCGGGGCAGGGTAGAAGTACACCGTGGTCGGAACAGAGCGCTGTACGTAGTATTGAGCGGGTCTGGATTGGGTATTCTTGTTAGGGACGTGCAGCCATTCTGCGCGGCTGATACGGTCGATGGTAATGTCTTGCTGGGTAGATAGGCCTGCATTCGTGCGAATCACCGCCGACAGGGCGTTGATGGTGTCGTCTGGCAGGTTGTATTCATACACCCCGGGTGTCAGTACCTGCTGGCGCTGCTCAATCGTCCAAAGGTTCAATCCGCGATTGGCCCACTCAGCAAAAATAATGTTGAGCGACCGCAACGCCGTTTTCATGTCGTAGCCAGCCCTGACCTCTATGCCGCAGCGTTCATACGCCTCGGCAATCAGATCATCGAACTGAAGATCAAAGTTGGCTACGCCTGAAGTGGTCATGGATTAGCAAATTTTGGCTGTACGGGCACGCGCAGCACCAACGCCACGCACTTGAACTTCCTGAGAGCCGCCCCCACCAACTTTGCCGCCTTCGGCAAAGCCCCGCTTGGCAACACCTTGGCCACGCATTGCTGCACCGCCGTGAGCGTATTTCTTGGCAGGTTTTTTCCCAGCCTTTTTCTCGGCCTTCTCTTCCATCATGGTTTCCATGCCCTTGAAGGGCATTGCTTTTGCTGATTTTTTCATGGTTTCACCGCCTTTTTGAAATTTCTTGCCTTTGCTGGCCTTACTAAAATCCATCGCCACAGACTGTGGGATGCCGACTTTCTTTGCAAATTCTGGATTGTGCGCTGCCGCATCCATCAATCGCTTCTGTTTTGCTGTCTTTGCTGGCATTATCAGCCCTTTACTTGAAGAAGTTTGTCAAGTTTCTCTTCAAGCTTGTTAAATCTTTGATCAATGTGGTCAGTGATGCGTTGGACTTCCGACTTAGTGACAAAGTCCCGGTGGTTTTCCTCGCGAGTCTTGTTCAAAAGAATGTCCAAGCGCTTTAGTTCATCAAACTTTTCACGAATGAAGAACCACAATCCGGCCAAAAGGACGGATAAAGCGGCTGACCAAATTGAATTTGCATCCATCAACATTTCCACTTCTTAAGACTCTTATTGATCCGGCTGTCCGGGTCTTTCGCTGTCTTCTCGCTTGTCAGCTTGCTTTTCATGCCCTCCATTCGGGCACAAAACGACTTCTTTCTGGCTCCGCCTTCTGGCTGAGGAGGCTTCAGGTTCATGCCCTGCTTTTTGGCAGAAGCCCGACCCTTGGCATTTAAACCACCGGTCGGGCTCTTGCCCTCTTTCCTCTGCCAAGCTGGCGTTTTAGCCATTTCAGTACATCTTGCAGGGCTTGTTGCGGGCCATGCCCACGCCGCGAGGAGAGAATGAGCTAGAGGGCTTTGGGCCGCTCTTGCGAGCTACCTGCTTAGGGCCGCCCTTACCCATGTCCTGCTTGTTGGCACCGGCTTGAACTTCGCCTTGATACTCAGGAATTGCCATTTTTGCTGCACGTCCCATGATGGACTCCTTATCCGTAGAAAATGTTTGTTGCGGCCAAATTCGACATCTGGGCGTAAATTCCGCTATATGCCACTACGCCATCGCCCGGTATAAGGCTGACGTTATTAAAAGTGTCTGAAGCAGCAACGTCAAATGTCATCAGCCAACGACCAGAATACACCATTGCTGCGCCAGCGGTAATGTTGCCAGAGTTGATGTCTGTGATAGTGAACGTGTTGGCATCTACCCTAGTAACTACATAATTACCGTTTGTAGCTGTGCCTCCTGTGCCAGCGGCAAAGTCCGCGCCAATTGCGTTCCCTGTAGACAAGCCATGGGCGGTTGAAGTAATGGTTACCGTAGTGCCTGATCTGCCGTAAGTTGCAGTGGTTACTGGCGCAGTCATGGTATCAAACAAGCTCACATACCCAGCAGTTGCAGTGCCTGTGAACGAGATTGCTTTAACACGGGCCCGCCCAGTGACAAGAAAGCCACTGTTATTTATGTGCGCCTGTTTTACGTCATACTGAAACATAATTAATCTCCTTTTAAAACGAAGCCAAGGCCTCTAAGATCAATTAAGCGGTACGGGTAAACACGTAGGCCGTTGCACTAGAGAACATGATGGTGAAACGAGCAAGACCCGTTGCGCCAGCAGCAATAGTCAAGTCGCCAAAACTACCGGCAGTATCAGCAGCGGCAGTTGACAAAATACCGTTGGTAGCAACAGCAATAGTCACTGTGCTTGCACCAGCGGTGTTGTCAACGTACAGGTCCAACACGGTACCTTGGGTAGCGCCAACAGCAGCGCCAAGCAAGGTGCCTGTAGGCAAAGTGATGGTTGTGGGAGATGCTGAAGTGGAAGTGATGTAGCCGGTTGCAACTTGTGCTGCGGTAGCCGTAGCTGTTGCGTTAATCGCGGCTTTTGTAGGGTGGTTTTGATCAGTGAAGACCAGATTGGTAGTTGTCAAATCGGTGACGCTGGTGGAAGCGCCAAACGTACCAGTGACAGTTACTGCGCCGGTGGTGGCGCTTTTTGTGATCGATTGAAAGCCGTTCTGTGAACGAACTGGGCCGTTAAATGTGGTATTTGCCATGATGTGTCCTCACATGCGAGTGGTGGCGTATCTATCTGCATGTCGTCAGCCGGGACTGTTAGATACACCGGAAAATCCCGGAATGCGCTCAATATACACCAAAAGAAAAAGGGGCACAAGGCCCCTTTTTCATCGTCTCATCAGGTCGAACCTGAAGAGCCGTAGATGCCGCGTGGGTCAGACCAGCCGAAGCTGTAACGCTCGCGAGCCTTGTAACGCACGTTACCAGTGTCAAAGTCGCCTTCAAAAGCGGTTTTGATTGGTGAGCGTTGGAACATCTTCAAGCCGTTGGGCGCGTCGGTAATCAAGAACCAAGCGTTTGTATCGGTCAAGAAGTGGTTGACAGCGTAACCTTCGGGAATCAGGCCCATGGACTTGATCGCGTTGATATCGTTGTCAGCGGAGGAAGTACGCAGAGTCGACTTCATCAGGCGTTCAGCGGTGAACTGAAGTTCCTTAGGAACGATCATTTTGCGGGCAGTCAGAGCGACCTTCAAGCCACGTTCGTCGGTGAACGCTGCGATGTCGATGATGCCTTGCTCCAGAGAGGTTTCGTTCAAGTCAGCCTGAGTTGTAGGCGTATTGGCGAAGTTGGGGCCCAAAGCTGTAGGGTGAGCGGTAGAACACAGAGCAACACCGTCGCCGCCAGCATAAGCGCCGCCGGTGAAAGCATTGTTCAGGACGTTCGCGCCTTTGACCTGCTTGGTTTGAGACATGGAACGAGCCAATGCCTTGGTGTAGCGGCCAGAGAGACGGTCGTAGAGGTTATCTTCGACAGCTTCTTCGGTCAACGCAAACGCCATAGCGATGGTTTCGTGGGTGTAGCGAGCAGTGAACGATTCCAAAGCGGTATCGTACTGAACACCAGCGCCCTCAGTCTTCACTGGAGCAGTGCCAAAACCGGTCAACATCACCTCTTCTTCAAACGCACGGTCAGAGGTTTCGATATCGAAAATCTCTTCGTGTTCGTTTTCATAGCGGTTGTATTCCATGCCAAACAAGGCATTTAGACCCGGCTCAAGTTCCTTAACGAGTTGTGAACGTGTAATTGCCATGATTAAGCTCCGTCAGATGCAACACCGACGCTACCGTACTGGTGTTGATTAAGTTTCACAACCACTTGTGCATAAGTGCCTAATTCATTGTCAGGAGTTGTGGACAAGCCAACAATCTTCATGGTCAATGCGGCAGTTTTTGCAATTGAAGCGGAACCGAGGCTACCGTTGGAAATACCAGTGGTGGTGCTTCCTGTGGTAGAGGCTGTGGGGTCAGCATTCTTGCCAATATTGGCTTGAGTAACTGCACCATCAGCTTGGACCAAGAACAACTGGTTGGGATCATCGATTACTTCGCAATCAATGGTGCCAGATGTGATGTCCACGCTACCGGGGTAAAAGTTTTTCCAAGTCGGCTTGCCTGCGCGAGTTGGGTCGTAGTATTGGCAGCCATTGAATACGCCTGTGGGGGCAGTATGCGTGGAAGCGTCGTACTTGATGATAAAGCCATCGTACAGAACGACTAAGTCGCCCTGAAAAATGGCTCCGGCCTGATTATCCGCAATTTGATAGCCGTATTGCTTCTGTGCACCAGTAGCAGACAAGTTACCAAGCGGACGCAGACCAAAAGGCTTGTTTGTATTTGCCATTTGAAGCTCCTAAAAAGTTGTGGATACCGATAACTATCGGGGTCCGAAAGTCGTCCGTGAACTTCTCTCGGGATTCTCAATGCGCATTGTAGAGTGAGCGTTTTCTCGCATCATCTCGTTATCCACAGCAGTCATCTGGTCACGGGCCTTTTGGCGGAAATAAACATCCCGTTCTTTCGCAGTTTCCAAAGGAATCTTGGCAAGGAGCAAGCCCCCAACCGAAATAACTCCGGCATGCTTTCCATCCTCAACGGTAGGAAGCATGTTTTGATATTCCTCAGGAACATCTTCCAAGCGCACAAGCTCATAACCTTCGCGCAAGCTGCTATAGACGTTTTGCTTATCCAAGAAACCGTTGACTTCTGCACGAATCCAACGGTATCCATACCCCTCAGGAGGCGGTGGTGTATCCAAGCGTGAAGGTGGTTTCCATGGCTTGCGACGCTCTTCTTTTTCGCGGGTTGAAGCCGCACGTGAAGCTCTATCGATGGTAAGTTTTTCGCTCATGTTCACTCCTTGACGTACTTGGCGTATTCCTCAATCGGAACACCCAGTTTCTTTGCAATGGCAACCTGACTCGGCGAAAGCCGAACAGTACGGCGCACGTTGTTGATTCCCGAACTACGGGTTGCAGGTGCAACAGCGGGTGCGGAACGCTGTTGTCTGTTGGGTTGGGCAGAGCTACGGCTCTGAAACTTGTTCGGAAACTCTTCTTGGAGTCTACGATCCAGTTCAGTATAGTATTCATCCGAATTGGGGTCAATACCTTCTTGACTCACCATGGTTTCGTGAATTCCCCATGCAGCATAGGTCAGGACGCGGTCTTGGCCAAACCAAGGATTACGTTCTGCCCAGTCTTCTGCCTGTGGGCTTGGACGAGCTGCTTGCTGGGCAGGCTGTGGGGCCGGAGCTTGTTGCTGAAGCTGTTGGGGCTGCTGTCTGTATGTTTCGACCTGTTGCCCCTGCTCTTGCAGCCATCCTGCCACTTGTCGCTGCTCGTACACAAGGTCGGTCAGGCGCTGATTTGCTTCGGTTTCGGTGTCAATGTCACCTTCTTCTCGAGCTTTGCGGATGATGGCCCTGAGCGTGGTTTGCTGTGTCTCCAACCGGGTCTTGGCTTCGTTCAAGCGGCTGTAGTCTGTGTGTACAAGCTTTTGCTGAAGCGACTGGGTCTGTGTTTGCAGGCCTTTGGCGTACTCAATTGCAGCTTGTTCACGGCGCTCGGCCTCCCGCATGCGGGCGGTGAGCTTGGAGATACGCTTTTGGACGTTATCGCTGATAGTTTCCAGCTCTTCACGGTTGGATTGCGTATCAACGGCTGCGGCAGGGGTTTCTTGAACCTCTGCGTTGCCTTCTTCGTTGATGGAGATGTCTGTGGCGACTTCATTTTCGCCCAAATCAAACTCCAACTGGCTATCTGGTACGGTTGCTGTTCCCATTTATTACCTCACATGTGCAGAATGTCTTCTGGGTCGTTTATGGTGGCCAAAATCTCGTCATCGTTAAGAATTCGGATCTCTCCACCGTCAATGGCCATACGCGCACCCGCGTAGCGGCCAAAAATGATCCAATCCCCCTCCTTGCACCAAGGGCCGGTGGGGAATTTGCCTTCGTCTCTGTAGGCCAAGGGCCCAACAGACAAAACATATGCACAAGTGGTTGTAAGTTGCTGACGCTCAAGGGTTTGGTCAGACAATTCAATGCCACCCTTGGTTTTGCGTGCGCCACGATAGGGGAGAACGATCAAGCGCCAGCCTGTGGCCTTGGGGAGATGCTCCCTGATGTTCTCTACCTGTTCATTGTGGTCTTTTCGGGCTGCTGCGGACGCTGCTGCGTCTGCCACGGCATTTGATGCCGCCTGAGCGGCTTCTTCTTCCGCTTCTTGTGCCCATTTCTGTTCCAGTGCAGTAACTTCTGTCATGTATGGTCCTCAAAGATTGGGATTTTTGTTGAGAAGCTCTTTTACTGCCTCTTCAACAAACCGAAACCCCTCAAGACGGCCCATCAGGAACTTGTACTGCTCCATATCCCGTATCCCACCGCTCAAAATCGACTCATGCGTCTCCCTTTGGAGGCGACGAACGGAAGATAGAACGGTTTCTGCAAATTCAAGCATGGATTACTCCAATGAAGCAGACAGTTTAGGCCCCTGTCCGAAGGGTGTACTCACATCATACGACAAATTACGCGATTTTTACCTTGTTGAAGGCATCTTTTCTGTAAACGTAGGTCACTCCGGGCGGGTTTTTACCGCTTGGGGGTGCTTTTGGCACGCGTTTCTTTGTTTTCTGTGCCATTTTTGGCATGACTTTGGGTTTATTGCGCATTATTTGCTCCTTGGTTTGCCATTTTGGCCACGTCTGCCTGCATTTTCTGGGCGGACAACATCAACTTTGCTTGGCTTTCCTGTTGGTCGGCCTGTTCCTTTTGCTGGGAGAGCTGCAACTTGGCCTGATCCACGCCAAGTTTGGCCTGATCATTCTTTGCAGACTGTTCCAACTCTTGTTTCTTCAGCGCAATCAATGGGTCTTCCTGATTGCCCGACAGTTTCTCTTGCAACTGCTTGACCTCTTGGAAGCCTTGAGCCACCTTTGTAGCAACCATTGCTTCGCGCTGCAATGCAGAGATTGATCCTTCGGGGTCGGTGCCGTATTGCTTGAACAATTCGGCTTCCGTATCTTCTTCTGCCTTCAATCGGATGTGCTCAAAGATGTGCTTTTGCAAATTGACAGCGACATTGGGCATGCCTTGCATCATGGGCGACATACCAAACAAGATGTGCGTCATGATGTGTGCATCATGCTGCTGGCCAGCAAATGCTTTGAGGGGTGAGCCATCCAATGCTTGACCATTTTCGCTTGCAGGATCTTTGGGCTTGTCCACGTTCTGCGTATTGAGGATCTGATCGATGTCGCGCACACCAATCGCTTGGTACATACGGCGATAGGCCTCGTACATGTTGTGCATCTGCGGTGCGCTTTGAGCCAGTTGCAACTGGGTCTGCGCCATGGTGATACGCTGAGCAACAGAGAAGATGTTGGGGTCAGAAACAGGCAGCACATCGATACGGTCATCAAAGTCTGACCGTTTGATGGTGCGGCTCTCACCGGGAACATCGTATGGGTACTCGTCGGGCAGGTATTCAGCAAAGCCCTTGGCGAGCAGTTGAAACTCCAGCTTTTGGCTGTAGTGCAACCGCTTGTGGATGGCCGACATGACCGCGCTGCCCTTCTCGAGCAAAGCAATCGTCGTTCCCACAGCAGCGTTTTGATTGCTGTCGCCAACTTGCATGTCAGAGATGCTGGCCATGCGTTGGCCAGCAGATACGCAGAAACCAAGCAACGCCATGAGCGTCTGGCTTGGCTCCTTGTAGGGCAGGGGGAGCAGAGAGGATTGCAACTCCATACCGCCCGCATCCATGTCACGCCATTCACCCGGCTGGATTGGCACGTCATCGTTCATGATTCGTGCGCCCTTGGCCTTAAAGCCCGCTGGCAAGTTCACCAACGTACCGGCATCAAGTAATTGTTGCAGTGCAGCAGTAGCAGTTTTGGACAGGTTGCCAACCAAGTGCAAGAAGCCAAGGCCATAGGCTCCGGGTCCTTGGACAAGGCGGTAGTGCACGTAATATTGTCTGCGTCTAAAGAGCTTGTCGCCCTCTTTCCAGTTGCGACGGATACCAACGACATCGCCAGTGTTCTCGTCCAACGTGATGATGTAAGGCAGAGCAATACCTGTGACTTCTCCGTCCTCATCCTTGTGCTCAAAGCCTTCCAAGTCGTAATCCAACTGGAACTCAAGCAGGCTGATCTCTTCCTCCTCGGCATTGGGTGACATGCCCATGGCCTTGTCAACAGCCTTCTTGATCGTGCTCTGGCCGTTGTCGTTCAGGGATTGGGGCTGGGCTTCATCCAAGTATTGGCCACGGACAACTGCTTTCTTGTAGTCGTTGGTGGTCATCGGAACGCGGTGGATGATGCGCTCGCATTCGCTCATGACAGAGCTGCCCCAATACGGGATATACAGGTTGTCAGGCAGGACCAAGGCGCTGGTCATGCGACCTTTGTTTTCGTCGTAGTAGACCTTCTTAAAGGTTGAGCCGCCGTAGCCGGTGTAGAACAAGAGCTGATCAAAATCAGGGGTGTACTCTTCCATCACCGAAGTGATCTGGTAATTCATGAAGTCGCGTACGCGGTCGGCCTGCATGAGCTTTTCGCGTGTTTCCTTGCCCAGCACCTGCGTGCGCACGGGGCCTTCAGAGGGCAAGAGTTCCTTCAGCGCGGTAGACTGGAATTGGACAATGCTCTCGGTCAACAGGGGGTGGCTCACGCCGCTTGCGCCCTTGAACGGCTTGGTGCGCTCTTCCATGGTGAAGCCCAAAAGCTTGATGCCCTTGCTGTACTGGTCTTCCCAATCTTTGCGTGAAGAACGGTCAGCATCAAACAGCAACATCAAGTCACCGCTGATCTTGCCCAACACATCGGTGTCAATGACATCGGCCAGATTGGCATCAAAGGGCACATCCTCATCGTCTTCCTTGCCGATATTTACCAGCAAATCGCCTGTCTCGGAATCAAATTGAATCTCTACATCAGGCAAGTCTTCAGGAGCTTCTTGGGACTCGATTTCAATATCTACCCCTGCGTCGGGATAGTCATCGCCTGTGATGCGTTTTTCGATGGGCATGTTGTGTCCTTAAATGTATCGGGCAGTGCTGGGTTGACGTTCTACCATACCACCAGTTGCACGTTGTTGTGGGCCAAAAAGATTTTCAACCGCCTCTTCAAGAAGATTGTTGGTATCGCTCTGTTTACCTATTACGTATTGAGAACCGTCATTTAATCTAATGGCTTCTTTTCTAATCTCTCTGAAAGTGTTTGTTAGATCCAATGCTTGCGACAAGGGTAGGTATTTTGACAGCCATACTGGAGAGCTTTTTGGAATTTCTGTCATTCCCAATTTATCAAGCGCATGGATTCCCCTAAAACCACCGTACTGATTTTCAAGCAATTTAATTTGTTCTTGAATAGCGGGAAGTGCGGGATTGGTCAGAAAGTTCTCCGTGTCCCCTTTTTCTTTTATGTCAGTGATAGAGTATGTTGGGTTTCCATCCAAGCCTTTTCCTATTTCTTCTACACTGATTTGAGCTACAGGTCTTGCATTTTTTGATCCGGTAACTATTACATGCAGTTGGCTTTTTCCACTTCCGTAGCTTAAAGCATACTGTTCTTGTGCCGTGCACCACCCCCCATCACATCCCGCATCAGTAATTAAGGCTTTGAACTCCGGATGATTTACTGGATCGGGAAGCGCAACACTTACGTATTTTCCGTCTTGCAGAGAATTTCTTGTCAGTCGTGGGTCTTCACGCAAAGCTGACGTAGCCATGCGTGCCCTAGTCTCATCTTCCCATCTTGTAAATCGAGCCACACGATTAGAAACTTCTGCAAGATTAAACCTTGGTAAAAGCTCATCTGGAAGACTAAATTCCTTAGGCACCACAGCAGGGGGTTGTCCATAGGCTGAGTATTCCGGTCCTATTTGTCGAATCCTCAACATGTCGTTACGCAACTCAGAAAGTTTTAACCTCTTATCTGTCATTGGAGTAAGTTCGCTGGCCCGTTTTTCAGGCTCGGTTTCTAAAAACTTTACTAAGCTTGGTGGAACTTGAGACTCGCGCCCAATGTCTTGTACTTGTACAGGGTAAACAGCCTTGTCTATAGTATTTTCAACGCGTTTTCCATACGGTGTTTTTGCTTCACCTTCAACAGAAAAACCTTCTGTCTTTCGTTTGTCTTGTACATAGATATCTTTTTGTTTTTCTATTGTGGGGTTTTCATCTGCCCTTGGCCCTTTTTTTGGTTCAAAGTGCAGTAGCTTGCCTTGATCTGCTGCCCTTACAAGCTGATCTTCTGGCGTTGCAAAATCTTTACGAAAGTAACTGGGAACAGCTTTATTAAACCAGTCGTTTACAATTGGATCTTTTCTCAAAGCTACCCTGTCTTCATTGCTTGTTATTCCGTATTTAGCAAAATACTCGGGTTCATCTATGGGCCTAATAAAATTTTTGTACTCCTCTGTGCCTTGCAATGCTCTTTCATCAAAATAATTAATGTTTGGATATTTTTCCCTAAAGGCTATTGCTTCTGCGTTACTCATTTCAGTAAGAAACGTATCGACTCCTGTATCGGGCCTTTTTGTCATAACAAAAGGGGTGCCTTTGTTTCGGACAGCATAGGCTACGCCCGCTGGACCCAAAGCTTGGTTGTACTTTTGAAAATCCTTGGCCAACATCTCCGCTGCTTTGCCGCCCTTGGCTGCTATTGGTCCGGGGTTCACGACACTCGCACCGAGCTCACCCATCATGTAAAAGCCTGCGTCCCGAGGGTCCGTTGGCGGGGCTTGACGAATACCTCTTTCCAAAGCCAAGCGTTTTAGGTGCGCACTACCTAAAGCAGGCTCGGCTGAGCCAAGACCAAAAGGTGTCAACACCATATTGCCTACGTCGGCCACGCTACCAACCAAGTTGTAAGGGGTCTCAGATACGCCCTGTGCAATATTTTTCACGTTGCGCACTACGCCCGTACCCACTTCTTTGACCGCCTTCAACGCGTCCGCTGCTTTAAATTCTTTGCCCTTTGATAGCGTATCTACGGTAACAGGGCCGCTATCGGGCACGCCAAAAGGGTCTTGGAAATATCCTACCTCGCCTGTTTCAGGACTGCCGCCAGCACGTTTAATGGGGAAAGGACGGTAAGAAGTACCGTATTCATTCTCTCCGGTCAATGATTTTTGAATAAAACGAAGAGCGGGGTTTTGCTGATACGTGTAGGAAGGGACAGGCGTGTGTGGAGGAAGATCCCGTGCATCCATGCGGGTCTGACGGGGCCCGGTCAACGCATCGTAGACCGCCATCATCCTTGTATTGGGAAACAATTCCCGCATTTCCGGGTCTTGCGTCAAGAATTTACCAGTGGTTTGCTCCAAAGCAGACAACGAGGCCAACTGCTCGCTGAACATGGCTTTGGTTTTGCCTGACTTTTTCAATTCATCGTACGAATCTTTGCGGAAATAAGCGTTGTCCACAGGTCTGCCAAAAAACTTTTCCAGCTTTTCACGGTTGTCCACCATGTTTTTAACTGTTGCTGTTATAGGACTCCAATCATCGCCCATCAAACTGTAGGCACGGTAGTTGTTGTCCATGCCCCCCAACTTAGCAAAGTTGGGGCGGCCATATATGTCCCCGCCCCTCGCATCCATGCTGTGTTCCAACTCATGCAACGTGGTAATTTCCCGTTCCGCAGGAGTAAGCATGTAATTTAAATTAAGGGTGTCCGGGCTACTAGCAATTATGTACCCCCGTGTGTCAGAGCCCAAATCATCCGAGCGTGTTTTAACAACAGGATTCATTGCTTGGGTGTATGCTTGCAATTCTTTTGCGCTGCGGGAAACGGGGATATTCGGACCTCTTAAAGCCCCCGTACCGTCAAGCCCTTGGACGAACTGACCAAGTGGGGTATTGTTTGCCGGGGCTGCCTTGTCTTCCATAATCTGCGGAGCATCTACTTCCCCGCCATATGGGGCATCCACCGACCCGCCTTCGGCAAAGAATTTGTTCAGGCTCAGGCCAAACTGCTCAGGGTTGGAGGCAACAGCCAGTGCCATGCTCCTGCGGTCAACATCCTTCTTGGCTGAGTCCGCCATGGCTTGGTACTGATCCGCGCTAACTGTCGGCTGAACAGGGGCAACCGGTTCTACTCCAACAAAAGCCTCGGTCCTCGGTCCTTTGTTATACGCATCCACCAACGCTATATATTTTTCCAACTCAGTGTTGTATGAACCGGCCTTGGTGTTGTACGCATCCCATTGCGATTTAACATCCGACAACTGCTGCTTAGCTGAACCACGGACCGTGGGCGTAGGAACATAAGGCACGCCGCCCGCTGCCATACCTATGGGCCGTTGTTGTT